AAAGAATGGGCGGCAACAAAAAATGGTTTAGAATATGGTGATAAATTAAGATTTGCATCGTTTCAAGATGTGCAAAGAACTATAATAACACCTAGTCTGGCTGACAAACCCAATATGATGTTTGGTGTTATTCGTATACATGATGAAGGTACAGCAGAAGCATTTGATAATTCTGTATTTAGGTTTTTAGGAGGTTTTGAAAAAACTAAATATGGTGGTAAATTTAATAATGGTTTCTTAGCATTGCCATTTCAGTTTTATGCATGGTCATTTGCCGCAAATAGAAAATTATTACTATCAGGGCTATCAGGCAGAGAAGCTGATGTAATAAAAGGTTTGACAGCAATGGTTGGTTTTGCAGCAATGGGAGATTATTTAAAAAATCCTATGTACTATCAACATAAATCAACAGAAGAAAAAATGTATCGTGCAATCGAAATGTCAGGTATAACTGGTTTAGTAGGAGATGTAAACTTTGCCTTAGAAGTTGTATCAGAAGGCATGTTTGATACACCAATGGGAGTAAGACCAATGATAGGTATACCAGGTAGGTTTGGAGAAGCCAATATTGCTGATGCAACAGGAGAATTTATTGGTCCAGCACCTGGAATGTTTGCTGATATAATACATGCATTAGGTACAGATGCTCCATTTGACGAAAAAGCGCAAACATTTAAGCGTTTAATTCCATTCAATAATTTGATATTCTTTGATGGATTGTTTAAAAAAATATACAATCAAGGAATAGAGGTACTAAGATGACAATAGCAACAGCTAAAAATACGCCAAGAAATACCTACACCGCCACAGGTGGACAAACCGTATTTACGATTGGTTTTGAATTTTTTGCCACAGGAGACATTAAAGTATTCCGTAATGGCACAGCACTAACCTTTAATGCTTCACCTAGTAGTGTGGCTCAGTTTAGTGTACAAGGTACAGCTAATGCTAGTGATAGTGCCTATGAGTTTGGTGCAGGTGGTACAGTAACTTTAGGTGCTGGTGCTACCGCAGATGATAGCATAGTAATTGTACGAGATATTGTAGTAGAAAGAACCACAGACTTTACTCCAGCCGCATCTTTTGATGTAACTGCATTGAATACACAACTTGATGTATTGATGGCGATGATGGCAGAGAGAGAGGAAAGTACCTCAAGATCATTACGATTACCGTTAGCAGAAACAACTACAAACTTTGATATGCAGTTGCCTGTTAAAGCAACTAGAGCAAACAAAATATTAGAATTTGACAATGATGGTAATCCATCAGCAGCATTATCATCAACAAACTTTGCTACACTTGGAACAATTACATCTGATATAAGTGCGGTTGCAGCCGTAGCTAGTAATGTAACTACAGTCGCAGGCATTGCATCTAATGTAACTGCTGTTGCTGGAGATGCAACTGATATTGGCGCTGTTGCTGCTGTAGCTACTGAGATTGGTAGGCTTGGAACAAGTGATGCTGTAGCAGACTTAGCAATATTAGGTACTTCAGCCATCGTAACTGACATGGATTTACTAGCGACTTCTGCCAATGTTACAGCTATGGGCCATTTAGGTACATCAGCTAATGTAACAGCAATGGGATTATTAGGTACAAGTGCAGTTGTAGCAGACATGGCTTTACTAGGAACAAGTGATGTTGTAGCTGATATGGCGTTACTTGCAAACTCTGATGTTATAGCCGACATGGCTATACTAGCAACGTCTGACATTGTAAGCGACATCAACACACTTGCAACAAGCGATATAGTATCTGACTTAAATACATTGGCTACCTCAGATATAGTTTCAGACATTAATACGTTAGCCACATCAGCCATTGTTGCTGATTTAAATATACTGGCAACATCAGATATCGTTACAGATATAAATCTCTTAGCTACATCTGATGTTGTAAGCGACTTAAACACATTGGCTACTAGTGATTTTGTATCAGACTTAAACACATTAGCTAGCTCAACTGTAGTAAATAATATAGCAACCGTTGCCTCTAACGTAGCAGGGGTTAATAGTTTTGCTGCAAGATATAGAGTAACAAGTGGTGATCCAGGCTCTGACAATGATGCTGGTGATCTAAACTTTAACACCTCTAGCAATGTGTTAAAATTTTATAATGGTAGTGCATGGGTAACCATAGATAATTCGACAGCTTTGGGTAGTGAAGTTACAGGTACGTTACCTGTAGCCAATGGTGGTACAGGAGCTACATCACTTACAGCAAATGGTGTATTAATAGGTAATGGCACAGGAGCTGTAACAGCTGTTGATATGTCTACCAAAGGAAATATACTAGCAGGGGATGGCTCAGGCAATCCATCTGCACTCGCTGTAGGTACAAATGATTATGTACTGACAGCAGCAAGTGGTGAAACCACAGGATTAAAATGGGCATTGGCTGCGGCTGGTGCAACAGGTGGTGGTACAGACCAAGTGTTTTATGAAAACGCTAGAGTCATGACTACTAACTACACCATAACTTCTAGCAAATCAGCTAGTACTGTGGGACCATTAACTATTAATAGTGGTGTAACATTAACCATACCAAGCGGAGAGAGGTTAATCATCTTATGACATGTAAAATTAATGCAGATACCAGTGATGGTTTAAAGATAGTATCGGACACAAGTGGTGCGATAGATGTACAATCTAACGGCACAACAAAAATGACAGTTTTAGCTAATGGCAATGTAGGTATAGGTACTACCTCTCCTGGTAATAAATTAGATATAGAATCATCAACTCAATATCAAGGATTAGAGATTAGTAATGGTTCTAATATTATAGCTGAACTTCTTGGATTTGGTAGTGGAAATGATGCAGCTGGTTTAAAATTAAGAAATAGTGGAAGTGCTACTGTTGAAATTCAAGCATCTGGAAATTCATATTTCAATGGTGGTCATGTTACAATAGGCAGAACAGCAACTCCATCAGCTACTAATGATTCAGGACTTGTGTTATTTGGTAATGGTGCTATCTATAGTGCAAGAGACGGAACTAGCACCCAATCACACATACTTTTTATTAACAATACTGCTGCAACTGCTGCTACTGTTGGTACAATTAAGACTAGTAGTTCATCAACTTCTTTTAATACATCTTCTGACTATAGACTAAAAGAAAATGTAACCTATACTTTTGATGCAACCACAAGATTAAAACAACTTAAACCAGCTAGATTTAATTTTAAAATAGATACAGACACAACCGTAGATGGTTTTCTTGCCCACGAAGTATCAAGTATAGTACCAGAAGCAATTACAGGTGCAAAAGATGCAACAAAAGATGTAGGTACAATTAAAGATGCAGACGGTAAAGTACTAAACGAAAATGTTATAGAAGCTGAAAAAGAGGATGGACAGACATGGGAAAAAACAGCAACATTACCTGACTATCAAGGCATAGATCAAAGCAAACTTGTACCATTATTGGTTAAAACCATACAAGAACTTGAAGCAAGAATAACAGCATTGGAGAGTTAAGATGGCACTAACATTACATGGCACAGTAGCAGATAACACAGCAGTCTTAGATAGAAGAAGTGCTAAGCCATTAATTATCAATGGTGATATGCAGGTATCTCAAAGAGGTACTTCTTTTAGTGCTAGTACTTCTGAGATTTATACTTTAGACAGATTCAAATACATAGACATTGATTCAACAGATAATGTATATACCATAACGCAAGATTCAGATGTTCCAAGTGGACAAGGTTTTGCTAAATCATTAAAAGTAGATGTAGCAACTGCGGATGCTTCTTTAGATTCGCTTGACGGAACATTGATTGAGCAAAGAATTGAAGCACAAGATTTACAACATCTTAGCTTTGGAACTTCATCTGCTAAAAGTTTAACTTTAGCTTTTTGGGTAAAGTCAAATAAAACTGGAACTTATGTTGTAAGACTGCTTCAATCAGACAATTCAAGTAAACAGGTAAGTTATGCTTACACCATATCAAGTGCTAATACATGGGAAAAGAAAATTATAAATATACCAGGTGATACTGCTGGTGTTATTACTAATGATAATGGAAGTGGTTTACAAATTTCATGGCTATTAAGTGCTGGTGCAGGTCTGCAATCTGGTGCATTACGTTCAGCGTGGACAGCATATGCAAATGGAGATGTAGCACCAGGTCAAGTTAATCTAGCTGACAGCACAAGTAATGAATGGTATCTAACAGGCGTACAATTAGAGGTAGGGACTTTTGATGCTAACAGCATAGCTCCCTTTCAACATGAATCGTTTGGTGATAGTTTACAAAGATGTCAGAGGTATTTGTATGACCCTTTACGAGGGACAGGTAGTTTTGGAACTCTTGTACTTGTTGGTATTTTTTCAGGAACATTTGGTAGAGGAATATTATATGCACCAGTTGAAATGAGAACTATACCAACGATTGTATCAAGTGGCAATTTTGAAATAGCAGGTAGAACTGCTTCTCCAGCAGTTACGACTACATCGACTTCATCAAGAACAGGAACTCAAGCTATAGAGATTCAATTTAACGCAAGTTCAGGATTAGATAGTGGTGAAACAGGAATGGTTAGGAGAGATAGTAACGATACCGCAACATTTAGATTGGATGCAGAATTATGACATATAAATTATACAACGACCCAGAGTTTGGAAGTCTTTCAGGTGTTATACAAACACTTGATAATGGCGTAAAAAAATCTATTCCTATTAACGAGAACAATACAGATTATCAAGAATACCTTGCGTGGGTAGCAAAAGGTAACACAGCGGAGGCAGCAGACTAATGGCACTAGTAATTAAAGGCAGTAGTTCAGGACAGATAACCGTTGATGTACCAGCAGCAGCAGGTACTAATACAGTAACTATACCAGCAGTAACAGGTAACTTACCGTTATCTAATTTATCTCATGTAACCAATAGACCTAATACTAAACCATTAGTTATTAACGGTGATATGCATGTGGCACAAAGAGGTACAAGCACAACAGGTATTACTTCTGGAAGTAACGTATATACAACAGACAGATGGAAACTTGATGTTAACTCTTTAGGTACATGGACAGTAACACAAGCTGATGACGCACCTACTGGCTCTGGCTTTCAACATTCTTGGAAAGCAGATTGCACTACGGCAGACGCAAGTCCAGCAGCGGGAGATTATGTTTTGTATCAACATAGATTTGAAGGGCAAGACCTACAATTATTTAAAAAAGGTACTTCTTCTGCTGAAAAAATGACTGTATCTTTTTGGGTAAAGTCAGCTAAAACTGGAACTTATATTCTTGAAATAGATGACAATGATAATAGTAGAAATATTAACCAAGCCTATACTATATCAAGTGCTAACACATGGGAGAAAAAAGTATTAACATTTGATGCTGATACTACAGGTGCTTTTGGAAATGATAATGCACATTCAATGAGATTAATCTGGTGGTTAGCAGCAGGTACTACTTATAGTTCTGGCACATTAGAAACATCTTGGGCTTCAACAACTAATGCCAACAGAGCAGTAGGTCAAGTTAATTTAGGAGATAGCACATCTAACGATTGGTACATTACAGGCGTACAGCTAGAAGTAGGCGAGTATACAGCAGACACTATACCACCATTTCAATACGAATCGTTTGGCGATAATTTATCAAGATGTCGAAGATATTTTGAATCAACAGAACCATCATCTAATAGAAGAATATGTGGGTTTCAAACAGCAAGTAGTGGTCAAAAATGTTTGCCTGTAGATTTTAAAACCTCTAAAAGAGCCAATCCTACTATGATTATTTTTGATGAAGCTAATACTTCTGGAAAATTAACAACATTAAATCTAGGTGGAACAGGCACAAATGGTGCAACGGTAGCATTAGTTTTAGCATATGTTGATTGCGTTACAGTATTTAGTAATAACGGAACAAATGCTGGTATTTCTTTTCAATATACAGCAGATGCGGAGTTATAATTATGGCTAATATAACAAACATAACAGCAGTAAAAAAAATAGAATTTAATTCTGAATTAGTTGGCTACCTTTTAACTGATAATGAAATTGTCATGCATGTTCCTAAAGATACAGCTAATACAGACTATCAAAGAATACTTGAATGGGCGGCTATTGATGGTAATACCATAGCAGAGGCGGATTGATGTATGCGCAGCCTAGCCTTTATAGTAATCCTTGCTATAGTTCTAGCCTACATTGCCGAGTGTCAAGCGGCCGATTCCAATATTCGATATAAAGATATGCCAGTAACGCCACCATCCGTACCATCTATGGGTGCATCAGGTGCATACTCAGACATATGTGTCGTCGTACGAGCAGGTGGTATCTCAGGTGGATTCTTTGGTATCTCAGGTGGGGTGCATGTGGAGGACAAGAACTGTCAAAGGATAAAACTTTCTAGAGCATTAGCACAATTAGGCATGAAGATCAGCGCAACGGCTATGCTTTGCCAAGATCCCAGAGTATTTTCTAGCATGATAGCGGCTGGTAGCCCTTGTCCTATCAATGGTAAGATAGGTGATGAAGCTATTGCTGAGTATCGTAAGCGTGGTATATTAGATGAGGACAACAATGTTATTAAAAACCATATGGTTACTCCTGTTAAGTTTGGTGCTGACAAGTATATCGGCAGACCAGACTACTACGGACAACCTACTAACTAACAATACATTTGACGAGAATACAGATGGGTGGACTCTTTCAGATTCTAATGTTAAGCGTGATGCTAATTCTTATAGTGATGCAGGTAACAGCCCAACTGTAAGATTCAATGGACAAACCAGCACCATATCACAACTGGTTGACCTAACTGGTATCGAGCAAGGCAAAGAAATAAAGTCGTATACCGTAAAATACAATGGCTATGGTTGTGGTAATACTGCAACTGGTTGGTGTACTGCTGGTGGTGATGACACCATAGTAACTAACATTACCTTTACCGATGGCACAACCACCGAGATATCTAGTCATACTGTTGCTGTACCCTACGAAGATGGTTGGACTCATCATACCTTTACCAAGTCAATCAATGATACTTTCTTAACTGACAATGTAGCCATAGGCTTTGAGTTGTCAGGCATAGACACAGGAGACTCAAGTCATTGGCTAGGTCCAATCACTGATAACTATGAGTTGATGGTAACTTACCAGGATTATGTAGCACCTGTGGTTGAACCAGTTGTGGTTGAGCCTGTTGTCATTGAACCGATCGCTGTCATTGAACCGATCGTTGTGATTGAGCCAGTCATAGAAGAAGTGGTGGTCGTTGAGCCAATCGTTGAACAAGTGATTGAACCTATTGCTATCATTGAGGAGATTGTAGTCATAGAAGAAACCATGATTGGTGGGCTTGAGCTGTCAACTGAGGTTACTTTAGATTTAATCCAAGAGATACGTGTTGAGATACCACAGATGGAAATGATAGAGATACCAGACATCCAGCCGATTGCTACCATAGAGATTGAAATGCCAGAGATGAACATGAACATGGATATGGCAGAGCCAGTTGATACCATGAGTATTGACATGGCTGAGATGGTAGAGATGCCACCATTAATCCAAGAAATTAAAATAGAAATGCCTGTTGACATGCCTGATATGATTGAGGTAGAACCAATACAAGAGATCCAGGAGATAGTGGTTGAACAACCACCACAAATGGAAGTGAGGCAAGAGATGCCTGAACCAGAGATGCCAGAGATGGCAGAACCAGAAACCACACAACCAGAAATGGTGGAGACAAAAGATGAAAGACGGGAAATTGAGCCAGAAACAGAAAGCAAAATTGAAACAGCTAAGGCAGAACCAGAAGATGGAGGCAGCGACATACGAGAGCCAGAACCAGAAGAAGAAGGGGAGAGGGAGACCAAAGAAAGTACAGCCAATACCAACCAAAGCGATGAGCCAAAAGAAACAACAACAGTTGCAACAGGAAAGAGTAGTGGAAGTAGCACAGAAAAAAATAATGGAGGATCTAAACAAAGCAAAACTAAATCTAAATCTAAAACAAAAGATAATGTTCAAGCTGATAGACCTACAAACACAGTTAAAAAAACTACTAGTAGGCCTAAAGCTACGCTTGAAGTCAGTACTACAAAGCCTAAAGTTATAGAGCAATTACCATTACCGATTGCTTATTTGCAAATCATTACTGATTCTATTAGCATAGTAGACACAGTTAGTCTAAGACAGGAGCAGATATATGGAGGGGAGCAAGAGTATAACCTTAACACCAGCAGTATTACTATCGCTGGTCTTGACAATAATTCCAGCCGCAGGTGGAATAATCTACAAAATGAGCGCAAACGATTCAAAGCTCCAAAATACAGTAGACGAAGTAAAGAAGATTAGCACCAGGCTAGGTAAGATTAAGAAGGCTGATACCTCAGTCTTGTTAGATAGAATTGCTAAGCTGGAAGGTATTGTAGAAACACAATCAACTCAGCTTACAGAAATGAAAGATGAAATCTCAGAAATCTATGATGAGATATCAGAAGTGGAGGAGAGCATGACCTCTTGGAGTGAGAAAGAATTTGAAAAACTATACAATGTTTTGAACGACAATCCGTTAGGGAGATAACATGGGTATACCAATGGAACTACTATCAATGGGTGCATCAACTGTACTGGGTGGTATTCT